TCTTCGCTCTCTAGTGCTAAAACTAGAAGTTTTTCTTCTCTAACTAAAAAAGGTCTATATTGTATACTCTTTTCAGTAGAAGGTAACACCAACTCATAAGTTGGGGTACTAATCTTGGGTAAAGGCATAATCTATGCAATTCAGTATATTATATATAAGGGTTTTCTTAAGTTGGGGTAAACTGAGGTAAGAAGAAGTCACCCATTAATTCACCACCAAATCTACGTAAGTTAAATTCGTTAAACTCTGGGTTACCAGAAGCTTTTGAATCTGTTCCAGATATAGCAACTTGTTTAGATGTATTTCCAGTAACAAAATACCTTGTATAAGTCATGGATACTGTAGTCTTCATCAAACTAGAACCCTCATAAGATAGTGGAGATGAACTTATTTGTTTTGGATAAGCATCTACAAACTGATATTCTAATAGATTAGATGCAGGTGATTCTCTCTTTGGATGAGTCCACCCCATATCTCTCTCATACTTAACAATATTCAATTTAGTTCTATATCCATCAGGATACTTTGCCCTCATAACAATATTACCTTTATCTAAATTCTGCATATTACCATTTTTATCAATCTCACCAGTAATATACTTCATCCAATAATCAAAGAATCTAATTTGTTTATATCCACTATTAACAGTAACTAAGAATGTAAAGTCTATAGTCTCATCATACATTCTTCTATATGCATGTCTCTCAGTAACACCAGCAAAATCATTCTGTTGTTCTAATGTAGCAATACTAGATCCTGGTAAAGATGCCTCAACACAAGATAGCTCCAGAAGTTCCCCATCAAATAATGTAGGATTTTGTTGTTGTATAAATCCTGGAAGAGGGAATACTACAGAATAGAATGAAGAGAGGGACGGATTCATAATCCGTTCCTTTAATTTATTCATCCTAACGCCAGGATTGATTGGCGGTAAACTTGCCATCTAAATATTAATAATTAGTCTATTAATACATATTTATACTAGATGAATGAGAGTGTAAAAAGCAGGTACAGACCAAAGAACCCTGCTAAGTACAAAGGGAACCCAAATAATATCATTTGTAGAAGCAATTGGGAGAAGAAATTCTGTCGATGGTGCGATACTAATGAGAATATTATCCTATGGGCAAGTGAAGAGTTCTCGATCCCATATCGTTCACCTCTGGATAATAAAATGCATAAGTATTACCCAGACTTCCTTATTAAAGTTCAAGAAGGTAGTGGTGTTATAAGAGACTATGTAATAGAAGTAAAACCTAAAAGACAGTGTAGTCCACCAAAGAAAAAATCTAAAGTAACCAAGGGATATATCTATGAATCTAAGGAGTATGCTAAAAACCAAGCAAAATGGCATGCAGCACAAGAATGGTGTGCTGATAGAAGACTAATATTTAAAGTTATAACCGAAGACGAACTAGGAATAAAGTACAAATGACACTCTTTAGTGAAATAGAAGAACAATTTGGAGAGAAGGATGGTAGATCACCATTCTTCTATAGGAGAGCGTTTAGAGGATTAGTCACATCATATAAGAACAATCCACGTAAATTTATATCAGATGAAAAAAAGGATCGTGAAGGTGAAGATGAGAACCTTCTCAGAAGAATACCAAAAATGGGACATTTAATGATGTTCCAATATGAAACAGAATCAAAAAATTTAAAGATATATGATGAATATCCACTAGTATATGTAATAGCAATAGATGGTAGAAGTTTTACTGGATGCAATCTACATTATATACATCCAGCAAAACGACAATTGGTAGTAGAGAACTTAATGGAAGACAGATTAAATTTACCTCGCAACTCCGTGTCTAAATATAGTATGGCTAATGTGGGTCCACTGTTAGATATTGCAAAAAGTGAATGGGCAAATGCATCAAATCTTCCTATAGAAGAATTTGTATCTATTAAAGATGGTAAAAAACAACGTCTAATGACTAATAAAGTTTGGATGGAAACCAATAAAACATTCAGAGATATGATTAGGGGCGTTAGAAGATACCAAGGATACGGTAAAAATGACTCAGACTTTAGGTAATGGCTAAAGAAAAGGCAGTAGTAACAACTGGAGTGGATGGTAGAGAGGTTTACGAATCTCCCTCATTTTCAATCAACTATACCCAAATGGTTGGGTCTAGTACTGGATCTTTGGGTCCAATACCAAAAGTTAATACTAAAAAATTAAAAATACAATTTGATCCAAACTTTAAGAAGGCAAGTATATACGAACAAACTTTAGATTCAGATGGAAATAATATAGGATTATCTAATAATGAATTGATGGCAAGTGTTGGTGTAGATGGTAAATATACTGACGTTAATACATCAGGATATCCAGGTCTTGATAAGGTATTAGCAGATAAAAATTCTATAGTAAATAAAACATTAGCAAAGCAAATAGTAGATGCCTACCAAGAAGGATTTGAAGCAAAATACGGTAGACCTCCCACTCAAGCAGAAACAGAAGAAGGTATAGGTAGAGCATCAGAAAATTATTTTAAAGCAGCAGCAGTTCCTGATAAATTCCAACCAGCAGGTAAAAAAGGAGATCCAAATTCTGGTGATCTGGATTCATCGTTACCTTCATCAGGAACATTAAGAGCAGCAGATGGTACAAGATCATTAATTAGGGGTAGGACTGCTAAACCTGTTGCAGGTGGAGGAGATTTAATATATCCAGAAAATAGATCTGAAGATGCTGACTACATATCATTTACTGCACTTGAATATTCTGCTAGATCAACAGACTCATCAGGATTCTCTTTTGGATCTAGAGAAACTAAAAAAATAGGTGGTACTGTTGCACTACCTATTCAATCTGGTATTGCGGATGCATTCTCTACTGGATGGAATGAAGATACTATGAACCCTTTACAAGCAGCAGGTGCTAAAATTGCTAAAGGAGGGATGAATGAGAAGTTAGGAGAAGAATTAGGTAAATTAGCAGATAATGTACAAGGTAATGAAGAAGCAATGAGCACCATGATTGAAAATGTAATGGCTGGTGAAGCAGTTGGTGCAAATGTTATGACAAGGATGACTGGTGGAATAATGAACCCCAACTTAGAGTTACTATTCCAAGCACCACAATTAAGACCTTTTAATTTTAACTTTAGACTAACTCCTAGAAGTAAATCAGAAGGTACAACAGTCAAACAAATTATAAGATTCTTTAAACAGAATATGGCTCCTATCCAAGAAGAAAGTAAATTATTCTTGAAAACACCAAATGTATTTGGTATAGAATATAAACATAGGTCAAGTAAACACAAAGGACTAAATGCTATTAAAGGTCCATGTGCATTAACTGCAATGAATGTTGACTACACTTCAGAAGGAACTTATATGACTTTTGAAGATGGTACTATGATTTCATATGTTGTCTCATTATCCTTTATGGAACTTGAGCCAGTTTACAATAATGATTATGAACAATTTGGTGACGACGAAATAGGATTCTAAGACTATGCCAACTTATTTTAGGGGGATACCCGATTTTAAATACATTAGTAGAGATCCAAAGTATGGAACTTCTTTGGATGACTATGTTATTGTCAAAAATTTATTTAAAAGAGGTAAATTAAGATCAGATATCTTTGAGAACTTAGCGTTCTTTGAGAAGTACACTATAGAAGGTGATGATAGACCAGATAATGTAGCAGAAAAACTCTATGGAGATGCAACTCTTGATTGGGTTGTTCTACAAGCAAATAATATATTAAACGTATATGAAGAATGGCCTAAAACTCAAATCGCATTTGATAAATTTTGTATAGAAAAATATCAAACCTATGATACCTTATATGGTGGAATACATCATTATGAAACATTAGAACATACTGATACTGAAGGTATTGTAATACTTCCTGCTGGTAAAATAGTTACTAAGAGTTTTTATGATGCTCCTGAATATGCAGTTGAAACAGATAAAGATATTGCACTTCCATCTATAATTCCAGGAATATATGCAGAGGGAGTTGCAACTGTAGGTGGTTCCTCTGGTGAAGTTACAGGTTTATTCGTAACAGGTGTAGGTGCAGGTTATACAGATATTGGTGGTGTAACTATATCTGCTCCTGGTGCTGCAACTACTGCAACTGCAACATGTACTTTAAATGCTCCTCCAGATGATATGGAGGTTGGACAAATAACTATTATTAATTCTGGTCAAGCATATACATATCAACCTGGAGTTACATTTAGTGATCCAAAAGAAACTGTAGCAGGTATTCTAACTGCAACTGTAGGTGTTGGTACTACTAATAGTGGTGAATTAGCAATGGTATCTATTGCTAATTCTGGAGATGGATATAACTTCACTCCTATAGTCACAGTTGCACCTCCACCAGATCCTATAGGTAATGCAATATACATTGGTATATCAACTTATCAAATGCCAGCAGGATTTGAAGGTATTCATATAAATCCTGCAGGGGATAGAATGTATGCTGCTTTTGGATCTTTAGGATATACTGTTGGTGAGATACATGAGTGGGTATTATCTACACCTTGGGATGTAAGCACTGCGGTATTAGATAATATAAAAATATTAAACTTCACACTAACATTTACATATGCTACTGGTATTGATTTTAAACCAGATGGTAAAACAATGTATGTCTCTGGTCAGACATCCTCTGGATTTAAAGTAGCACAATATTCATTATCAACTGCATGGGATCTTGGTAGTACAGTAACCTATGTTACTAGTATATCAACTGTAAGTCCTTCGGGAGTTAGATTCCAAGATAATGGAAGTCATATGTTCCTTATGGATACAGATAATCCAGATACTATTAGAAAATATGAATTAATTACACCTTGGCTTATATCATCAGCAATCAGTACTCCAGTACAAACATTAAATATTGGTACTCTTTGCAATAATGAATCAACTTCTAATGCATTTAATTTTAAAGACGATGGATCAGAACTTTATATAAGTGGTTTAGATAATGCATCAGTTTATATCCTTACGTGTGGAACAAACTGGGATCTCTCCACATTAACAGTAAAAGGTTCATTGAATGTATCGTCTAAAGATAGTAATCCATTAGATTCTTTTACAAACCCAACTTCAACTAGATTTATAGTATCTGGTGGAACTGGAAGATATATACACACCTATAATATAGATTTAACAGCAAAAGCAACAGTATCATTAGTTGGTGAGAATCTTGCTGTAACTGCTATATCAAATCCTGGTGGAACTTATGATGCAGCAAATCCACCAGTAATAACAGTTCAACCACCAACTCCTCACAGAAGAGCAACTGGTTATACCCTAGTTAATGATGGTAAGGTAACTGATATTGTTATGCAAGATAGAGGATATAATTATAGATCTGCACCAACTATTGAAATTGCTCCACCAACACAACCTGTAACAGCAACAGCAACCGTTAAAACAGAAAATGGATCTGTTGTTGATATATTCTTAGGAAATCCTGGATCTGGTTATTATGACCCACCAACACTAACATTTAGTGAACCTGGTCCTCTTTATATTCCACAAAAGAATGAAGTATTTGAGAGAGATGGTCAAGAATGGACATATGATGGATACAACTGGAGAAAACGTCTATCTTATGGAGTTGTATACAATGATCCAAATATTGAATCTCTAGTAGAGAAGGGTGGTAAGGATGTATCCAAACCTGTTACTAATATTGAATATGAGCAGCAAGTAGAAGATAAAAAAAGAGAAATTTATGTATTAAAAGGACGATTCCTTGGTATTATCTTAGATGACCAAGAATCTGAATCAGAATATAAAAAAGGTTCTGAACAGTATGTGTCCAGAACCCTTAAACAAGGGGATAACCCCCGATTATATGAATAAGTTAACTCTCTGCGAGTTTTTGAAAATAACTCATAGCATCATCTTCCTCATCTGAAGCTGCTGGAGCAGCAGATACTGCCTCTTCTGCGGCTTTGCGAGAAGCGAAGTCTGGTTTATAAGAACCACGAGCATCATCTTCATCACGCACCTCTACGTCTACACGAGCAGGTGCTTTTTTAACGCCAAGAACATAGTCTAAACGCTTCTTCAAATCTTCATAAGACTTGAATTGGTCAGCAGCGACTAATGCCTGAAGTGAGTATTCAGTCTTCCAAATTGCTTCCATTGCATCATCATCTTTCAATAATGGAGCAGGAGTTGCAAATTCAGACTTATCATAATTCCAATATCCATCAACCTTGCGAATCTTTAATTTAAAGTCCGCACCTTGCCAAAAATCAAATGGATTGATAGGTGATTCATCTTCAAATTCTGGTTGCATTGCTGCCATGATCTTATCAAAGATCTTTGCACCAAATTTATAAAGATACACCTTACCCTCACTAGCAGGGTTAGCAGGATCTTTTACGACATAGATGTTAGCGTAGTAAGAAAGCTTACGCTTCTGTCTACGAACAATTGCTTTGTCGTCTTCATTACCACTATTCCATAATTCTCTATTATGCTCAGATACTGGATCTTTACCACCAATTGTGGTCAAAGAGTTCTCAATATACCATCCACCTGGTCCTTGGAACCCATGTGAGTACATTTTTACCCAAGGTAGATCTTCACCGTCTGGAGCAGGTAGGAATCTGATAACAGCATAACCATTACCTGTTTTATCCATCTCTGGTTTCCAGAGTCTTTCGTCCTGATTTCCAGAACCACTATTCATCTTTTCTACTTCCTTTACTAATTTTTGAGTAAGGGAACCCAAAGATGATTGCTTTTTTAAACTAGCAAATGACATACGTATTCTCCGTATTTGTTTGTATTCGGCTTGTGTGTATCCTTTTAAGGCAATTGCTGCAGGATACGTACA